TGACTACTATAAACCCATGATATCCCATATATGAACCACAATAAACATGAAAATAACAAATAATATTGAATCAATAATTTACTATTCCTTAATAAAATATAATTATCAATATACTTATTAAGATCCATGTTAAAGAAAGGAATATAATTGATATAATGTGAATTGTTGAAAAATGTGAGAATATTATCTAGATTAATATCTTCAATACCAAACTGGCTATCAAAATGTTTCTTACAATATCCCTTAATATGTTTACAATTTTCAACACCACACAATTCAATATCATTTTTCCTAGCATTTTTTGAACTAACCAAATGCATTTGCTCTAACCTATGTTTATCAAATGCATCTATAGCCCAATTTACCACAGTTTTCATATCAACATTTGTCATTTGGATTTCCTTACCACTCTGAGGGTCCTTATAAAACACAGGAGCATATGAAGCTATTTGATGTAACTGGGGTGGTTGTACTGCTTGTTCAACAGTCAATTCCCAAATATCATCAAATGGTGGTGGTGTATACACACCATCCTTTGTATAATGCTCAATAACCTTACTGGGATCTATTCCTGTACTAAAGGTATCCTTTCCAACAGTTGCAACTTTACAGAACTTTGACTTAGCCTTAACTGTGATTCGCTTCAATCGCCTTTGAATAGAATATGGACAATTAGAATATGAATAAGCGTCCAATGTGGGACTATTTGTAGTTGCAGTAACTATCCAAGGTTCAACGAACACTTTACCCTTCGCTTCAATCTCAGCTTTGGGAGCCTGATACATCTCATTATTAATGACATCAATAATAGCACGTGTTGGTGGTTTTTCAACAAAATCACTCTTCTCATTGGCAACATCATCAAACTTAAGAACTACTTTATCAGATGTCCAATTTGACATAAATTTATCACCAGGATTATACGTGCATTTTACAGTGTCACATGTAGACATACCTTGACTAGCTAATAAGCAATTTACAATTTGATCAGCACATGTTGTCTTACCTTGACTGGAGTCTCCAAAAAATTGAAGAGCAAAGGGTGCATGACGAATACCACTCGATATCTTAAGAGTTATAAATTCTTGTTGTAATGATAATAATTTCATATAACGATCATAAACAATTTTTTCTAGACCCTTAAGCGACTGAGATAGATTTTTAAAAACTACAACTAAATTATCTAATCTCTTTTGATATTCACTATCAGTTACACCTTCTAACTTCTCCAAATTACCATTTCGGACTAAATTCCACCATGTAGTAATTCGTGCATACTCTTCATCATTTTCAACACATGAGCGATCACTAACTAATAGTGGTGCAAATGATCGTGTTTTAAAACACAAATATATTCCTTCAGCAAAGTAGATTATAGTTTCAAATATAGCATCTACCATATCACTTGCAGACATATGTAACGCATTAAGATTGGGTTCAAATAATCTAAATTTACCAACGTCAAACGTTACATTTGCAGCATCACACATTCCAACAGAAACTAATAAACCCAATAATTTAGAAATCTGGGTGAATGCTTTATTAGCTTTACATAGACTCCAATTGGTTTTAATCAACCTAAGTGATTCTAACCATAAGGGTGTGGCACTAGATTGTGAAGTAATGAGTAATGCATTAATATAAAATTCTATTTGCTTGTATAAAGACGTCTTAACTTTGCTTCTAATATATAGCAAACAACTACTAACAACACCTAATGTAGTTGTTTGTTGAGATAAATTAGTAATAAGCAAAATAAAACCTTCAATTTCTTTAAGTAAGGAATCTGAAGGCAAATTAAGTTTCATAAGAGACGAATTCATCTCATAAAAATCTTTAAATGCATTACTAATGGTTTCAGTACCACTTTGTTGTTTAAAATACTTCTTTTGGACACGTGATACTATTTTCTTCTTACTAGAAGAATCAAGATGCTTTCCCTTACTCTTATTCAAAGCATCCTTAATTTTCTTATTTAGGAAATTATTCCTATTAATATCTTTAACAGATACATCTACCGTGTAAGGGCACGGGGCCATTTTTGTGTCTTTAGCCGACTCTGACATTTCCAATATTTCCACCTAAACTCGATTATATAATTGTAGCAACTTTTATTCATGGAGGTGGATTCTTGGTATTTGATGAACGGGGACCTTGGTTAAC